TCACTATAGATAGGGGATCCACCCACATCTGCCTGTCCTGCCTGCCCGGCCTGCCCGGCCTGCCCGGCCTGTCCCGCCTGAAGACCCCCTGCACCGGCTTGCCCTGCCTGTCCGGCCTGCCCTGCCTGTCCGGCCTGCCCTGCAAGCTGATCCATTGCGCCACCGGCTTGACCTGCCTCGGCCTGTTCGGATTTGGGACGATACCACATCCGAACATCACCAGTATTTTTCCACTCAAAACCTTCTCCGGGGCTTTGGGGATGCCCGACCTTCTCTCGCCACTTTTTCCCAGCAGCCACTTGGGGTGAGTCTCCCCGTGGCTTTCTGTAATCAATACCAGCCTCTTTGAGTCCACTCTCAGCCTCATCAAAGGCCTTTTTCCAGGTATCAAGATTCTTTTGAGCCGTTTCAAGACCACGCCCCGTCTTCTGAGCAGATTCCAATCCTCGCCGTGCTTGCTCTAACTTTTGAAATGCCCCGCTACGTTGGGCTATCAGCTTGCTGCCCTTGTTCCACTTCTCTTGGTCGGCTTTTTGTTCTGTTGTAAGCTTGGCCCCGGAATCAAACTGCCAAGGATTCTTCCCCATATCCTCAGCCCTCTTTTGTCGCTCCTCCAATGTTCCGCCATACTTTTTGTTATCGTATTCTTCTTTAGACTCTCCGGCCTTTCTGTCTGGTCGATGGGGATCATTCGCACTTCCAGACCCCTTCCCATGCCCGATCAATTGGGAAACCTCATTTCCACTAGCATCAAATTCTTGATAGCCACCCCACTGATCGTATTTCCTTGTATGTCCCTCCGGCATCCTGCTGTGACCCCGTTCATCAAGACCAGCCGGTTGCTGCCCACCTTGACCAGGTGCCCAAGGCATTCCGCCACCGGGGCCACCGGGCTGTTGATCATTCGGCCCCCCACCTTGACCAGGTGCCCAAGGCATTCCACCGCCCGGCATTCCCTGTTGCCCAGCACCGGCTGCACCAGCACCCTGCATCATGCTATCGAGGGCATCCTGGGGCATCATCTGCTGACCACCCCACTGAACACCCTTACCGGGCACCATACCGCCCATACTCATCTGCTGCTGTTCCATAACAGCTGATGACATCGGCGGCTGATCGCTGCCCTGAGATTGCTGGACATTACGTTTGAGGAGTTGGTTAGCACCTGCCGCCCCGGCAGTTGTTCCCGACCCCCCACTGCTTGGTTTTCCCACGCCCGGGCCGCCCATGCCCGGGGATTGTCCCGCCTGGCCACGTAATCCTGCCAGTCCTGTTGCACCTGGACCGGCCTGTCCCGGTCCGCCCATCATGGGTGGTGCTCCCGCACCACCCATCTGTTGCATACCGCCGATGGTCTGCGGCATACCGGTCTGTTGGCCCATGCCACCCTGTGGTGGCATGCCACCCATCATTCCACCACCCATGCCACCCTGTTGACCGGGGCCACCCATTCCAGGGCCACCACCCTGCTGCTGGCCACCTGTGCCGCCGGTCTGCTGGCCGCCGTATGATGGGACGCTCCATGGATCGCCCTTAATAGTGACACCAGACATGGTGGAGTTGGGCATATTAAGACCAGGAAAGCCAGTCAGGTCTGTCGGCGCATTCTGGCTGTGTGGCCCCTCTGTTCTCGCTGAAATTCCCCGCTGCTGGCCACCCATACCGCCCATCATTCCGCCTGGGCCGCCCTGCTGTGGTCCCTGCATTCCGCCCATCTGACCCATCTGGCCGGGGCCACCCTGTTGTGGCATACCCATTCCGCCACCAGGGCCACCGCCTTGCGGTGGCATACCCATACCACCGCCCATGCCGCCCATACCGCCTCCGCCGCCCATGCGATCCTGATCCGGGACGGGCATACCACCGCCCATGCCGCCCATACCGCCTCCGCCGCCCATGCGATCCTGATCCGGGACGGGCATACCACCGCCCATGCCGCCCATACCGCCTCCGCCGCCCATGCGATCCTGATCCGGGACGGGCATACCACCGCCCATACCGCCCATACCGCCTCCGCCGCCCATGCGATCCTGATCCGGGACGGGCATACCACCGCCCATACCGCCACCAGGATCTCCCATCTGGCCACCCATGCCTCCGCCCATGCCACCACCAGGCTGGCGTACAGTACCGGGCATGTTCATACCACCACCTCCGGGCATGTTCATACCACCACCTCCGGGCATGTTCATACCACCACCTCCGGGCATGTTCATACCGCCACCTCCGGGTTTTGACGGTTCGCCAACCTTCTGACCTGGTTGTGGACAGGGAGCCTGGCGACAGACCCTGCCATACCCTCCATCCACCGGCCCACCGCCCTGCCACGGGGGACGCTGTTGCCCACCGCCGGAGCCACCACCCATTCCGCCCGGGTCACCTGGCATTCCCATGCCGCCGGGACCACCACCGCCGGGACCACCACCCATGCCACCCATCATGCCGCCCATCATGCCGCCACCGGGATCACCCATGCCACCGCCGCCGCCCATGCCAGCACTTCGGTCAAACATACCACCCCCGCCACCCGGGCCACCACCCATGCCGGGGATGCCGTCACCAGGCTTGGGCTGATTATTCTGATTGGGCTGATTATTCTGATTGGGGGGCCATGGCCCCTGCCAATCATTCGGAGGGGGCCTTAACTTCTGGTTTCCATCCTTATCCGTGTAGTAATAACGACGGTCAATATTCTTTTTAGGCTTATGTCCGGGGGGCAATGGGGTTGTCATTTAATAACTCCTCTTTCTGGCTCGGGTAACCTTCTTCCCGGTTTTCTTTGCGTATCGCTTGGCAGCCGTCTTGCCCTTCTTGCTGTATGAAAAGCTCTTCTTTCCTACCCTTGGCATTATTTCTTACTCCTTTTCCTGCGGTGCTTCACCCCAACTGGGTGGCTCTTGCGACCCTTCGGTCACTTGTGATATCCGCGTTTCATACGCTTCTTCGGCATAGTCTTCTCCTTTTAAGTTGTGTGCCACCCAACACCGGTATCAATCTGCAACTCCGCGTCCTCAGTCACAAAGATTAACCTGCCAAGATTCCCATATGCCGGTCTTGCAGTTTCATCAGCAAAAACCTCTACCGTTATCTGACCTGATGTTGGATTCAAAGCCGTGGGAGCGGTAGCCAGTTGCTGGGCATTACGACGAGCACGAGCACATTGACTTGGCTCCCGTGCAGCATTTTTGACAAGACCATTTAATCCCATTACCACTGCCTTTCTCTCGGACCAGTTACCGAGTCAATCTCCACACCCAGAAATTCATAAGCCCAGTCCTGACTCACCGTCGCGTTACTGAGCTTGATGAACAGATCATGACCTGTCACTCTCCGTCGCTCTGACTTGCTCCTGCCCGCTGACCATGTACCGGTAAACTTGCTTGACCCTGCCTTGGCAGCCTCCGCAGTCTCCGCCGCATAGACATTAAACGTCACCCCGTCAGTCCCCGTGGCCATCGATGGTTTCAGTTCGGTAAGCATAATCTTGGGCCGATTCTGTAGTTGAATCGGCCCCAGCCACACGTAACTGTTGATCGCCACACCATCGTCATTCTTGGATGGCGTGTAATCAAACTTCCGAATGTAACCGTCCTGCCCTCCCAGCAGCACAGTTCGGTCTGCTGCCGCGTCACCATCATAAATATGTACCGACGTGGGATTCTGTGCCGCCGTGGCAAACACATCCGGCCACCAACTGTTACCCCGGATGTCATAGAAGTAATTGATCGTGGCACTGCCATCCAACGGCGTCAGGAACAGGTAAATCCCCTTCTCCCGATCGTTATATGCCATGCGAACAAGGATCGTGTTCATATTCAGTGTGGCAAATCTCTCACGCAGGCCATCCTGGGTGATGTCCTGCGGAGGATTCCCCGGAGACATCCGATAAACACCACCCCGGGAACCAAAGAAGTAAACCGCCCCGTCAGGCGTCTTTGTCCAGGCCCGTCCCCATGCACCCCCGATTGTGTCACTGATCCTGTCAATCCGGCCACCCTCGGCAGGATCGCCCGTCATCTGGTGAATAGAATGATCACCAAAGAAGATCAGGACATCATCGGAATAGGGACACATCCCGTTAATCACGTCAGCACTCTTCCCAGCATCCGTGTTGTTGCCCGCTACCGCCTGAGTAGCCACGGTCGTCGAGGGAGAGTAATCCCAGTCATCCGCATCCCCTACAGCACTCATGAACCAGTTGTGAGGATCCGCACTGATACCACTTGCCACGATGCGACTGCGCCATGTCTCGATCAGGCGAGGTTTGTTTGAGCCACTGGTAGGAAGAGTTCCGGGACTGGCACTCCAGGCAGCCACCGTGTTGGTACTGGCAGTCCACTTCTTCTCATTTGTGCCGTCTGCAAAATAGACCACCCCAAAAAGTTCTGCGGAGAAAACGACCGGTGGCGTCCCCGACAAGGCACTGCCACCGTTAGTAGCGGTCGTGAACCCGGAAGTGGTGAACTTGGCAACCGTACCGGACGTGACCGCATAGGCGGTCACGGTCCGCGCACCGACCTCTGCCTGGGACGAGGGGGTATCCCGGGCGACAACGTGCCCCATCTCCTGGACCTGGTCGTCAGCAGTTCGCCCCGAGTTATACTTCGCGGTTCCCGCCCGCTGAGCGCCACGCATACGACCCGTTGAGGGGTCGTATGCTCTCATGTTCTGGCAATCAACAGTTGTTCCACGAGGCTGGTTCTCGTAGGCAAATGTCTCGACCAAACCGCCCATGGGAAAAGGCATATCAAATTTGGTGCGGCGACGTGCCATAATTAACTCAAGGTGGCCCCGTGATTTGCAAGAACAGCCCAGACGATGTTGGAACCTTTCCTGACGCTGACCAGGGTCAGCACATCACC